TCACCTGCATCATCAATAGCTTCTTGTGACATAAAGAACGCTTGGTCACTATCTGTATCTAAATCGTTCTCTGTAAGAACTGACCCAGAAGCATAGTCTACTAATTTAGTAGTCTGTGATGTTCTTCTTCTAATCTCAATAGCCGCATCTTGGGCAGGTGCAGAGGTAAAAGTAAGGGTAGTTCCTGCACTATTTAAACTAAAAGCTGTAGTAACTGACCCTGCTAGAGTAACAGTTAAATCAGCCGTACTTCTGTAACTAAATGGTATAGAATAAGATGTTGTACTGTTATCGCCTGTATAACGTACAAAACTATTTGCCATGTATGATTTTCCTTAATTTTTGATTGGGTTTTACTAAAAGTGTAAGTTTAGTTGTTTGCTAGGGTTTCTAGCGTCTCGTAATGCTTATTATATTTATTTTGTTTATTTTCAAACAATGCTCGTTCTCTTTCCCCAAATTCAGGAAATTCTGTCATCATTAATGCTTTAGCATTTCTGTCTACATATTTAATAAAATCTATAATAACTTGTGCTTGTTCATCTTTACCATTGATAGTACCTGATGGGTGTTGATAAATGGCACTGTTTTTATCTAATATCATCTTTTCAACATATTCAGCTAAAGTATATTGTTTACCATCATATTCAGTATCATTTATAATACTTCCTCCTTCATCTACTCTAGTTTCATCTTTAATTTCTAGCATTCTATCATAAGCTGTTTGATTTTTACTATTTCTTATATCTTTTAAATTTACAGATGTTGTATCACCTTTAAGTCTAATACTTTGTACTGGGTGTCTGTACTTAAATTCTCTTTCGCTAATAAATTTAGATGTTTCTGTTTGTTTAAAATTAGTCATAGCAAATGGTGAAGACCATAAACCACTTTCTCCTCCTAATCCAAACAACCAACCATTTTTTCTATCTATCTTTTGACCAAACATATTACGTTTTGGCATAATAGCATCTTTGCTGTCCATTGGAATTAAACTTCTCATTCTATCACTCAAAGTGTAAAGTTCTCTTTCCCATTCATCATTAACTCTATCTAAATATCTTAATCCACCTGATAATGGAAATACCTTATATGCCATTTGAGAAGCTATTTGTGTACCCATTCTTTGTGGTTTTTTAGAAAACATGATGTCATCTGAAGTCATCATATTAACTAATTCAATAATATTTTTTGTGTAAAATTTAGAAGATACATTTCTTGTAAGTGTTGCAACAACTCCCATAATTAATTCTGTTGTATCTTGTTTAATCATAGGGTCTAAATCATCTGTATCTTTTAATCTATCACTTAATAAAGAAACTAAATCTGCCGCAATAAAGAATGGCATCATAATAGGGTCTAATCTATTTAAAGAAATATATCTACCATCATCAGTTTTGTATGAGTATGGTATCTCTCCAGTGTTAGCTTCTTTGTCTTTTTGTTTTTTATAATCAACATCACCACCACCTACAATTTTTCCTGACAATGCAAAACTAATAGCTGTTCCCCATAAAGCCCAACCCATTTGTATTCTTGCTTTGGCTTCAGCCGCCGCTTCAGGATTTAGATATTCTTTTTTTCTAAAAGGGTTCATACCTCTAGCTATTTCACTTCTAAACTTACCTCTAGGTAAACCTTTTTCTGCTAACATGTGAGCCATTTGAAATTGAAATCTACCAAGAAAAGGTAAATGTTGTGCTGACCATCTTAATAAGTTTGATGGAGTGTTTACAAAGTGAAGACCTAATAATCTTAATGATTTATGTTTTGTAGCAATTCTTAAAAGAGAACCAGTAAATTTATCATCTAATTCTTTAGTGTTAGGATTTATCTGTCCTACATTTTGTGTATATGAACCTTCTTGTGCATGATACAAAGGTGAATTTAATCTAGCATCAACAGTTTTATCTACTTCAATAGCGGAACCATTTTGATTAATATATTCTGCTTCTATTTCTTTTGCTCTTTTTTTATATTTATCTGCATAAGTTATATCCGTTAAACCTAACTTTCTATCACTCATACTAAACTCTGGGTTTTCTTTTAATATTCTTGAGTTAATTAAAGATGTCATTCTAGCCTTAAACATCATAGATTTAAGAAATTCATCTCCTGCGGAAAGAACTCTCATAGGTGCTGACACAACTCTTCCTGCTCCTTTAAATGTTCCTGTAACAATTTTACCTAATCTTGTTCCGTCTAATCCTACAAGGTCAGTTATGGTTTCACCCCAAGCATCAAATAAATCTTGAAGTTGTCCTTGTCTCATAGTGCTATCGTGTTTCATTTGTCTACTATCAAGTATAGCTCTACCTTCATAAAATGATTTACCTGCTCTTTTTAAAGCATGTCCAATAAAAGCATATTGATATAAATAAGTTTGTAGAGCTTCTCTCATTATAATTGATGCTCTTTCTTTATCTCGTCCTAACATGTTAATACCTCTCAACAACATTGTTGCAGGTTTCCATTGTGTTTGTACTAGACCTGACACAATGTTAAGTATGTGAGTATCTGGTGAAGATAAAAGGTTATTGTTTACAAATTCAGTTGCTATATCCCATTTGTCTACTTCTCTTGCATTTTGCAATGCTCTAATTATTTGGTCTCTGTCAGCTAATTTACCAACAGCATTCATAAATTCCCATTTTTGTTCAGGTGTACCTTTTGCAAGTTTAGACATTTTAGGGTCTTCAGGGTCAGCCATAAGTTTTGCGGCTCTTGCTCCATCAGCATCTATGTTTCTTGCATTCATAGCTCTTGCTACGTTTGTACCCATTAAACTATCAACTTCTAACATTTCTTTTACATCTGCCATTTGTTTGTCGAAGTCTGCTATCATTTGTAATTTTTCATCAGGCATTAAATCAAGTCTATTACTTTCAGTTCCTAAAGCACCCATGATGTCATATCTACTTTTAATAGCGTCTCCTTGTGCCACCATAGTTGCATATAGTTTAGTAAACTCTTCGCCATAAGCTACTCTTTCTGCCGCTTCTTTTAATTTTTTAGGGTCAGCACCAAATCTAGTAACTGCATCAGCAATCATTTCGGCGTGTGTAATCTTTTTCTTTTTTAATTTTTCTGTAACTTCATCAATAGTAAATTTAATTAAGGCTTCTGTGCTAGTAGTTTGGTCTGAACTAGGTTTTTGAAATTTAGGTGCGTTGTTTGATTTTAGAGGGGGTTTGTCTTTAGGTGAGATTGTATCTGTATTTAATTTATTTATATATTCTTTTGTAGTTTTAGGAGTAGGTTTTTGTCTTAATGAAATATCATCTGTTGGGTCTAAATTGTCAAATAGCTGTGACCCAGTTATTGTACTTTGACCTTTAGCTTCTATCTCTAATAATTTTTTAACGCTTTTTCTTCTTAAAGAATTGTTTGTTAATTTAAAAGCACCTGCCGCAAAAGCAGAACCAAAAGCTGTACCAAAACCAAAACCTGCGGCTGAAGCTATTGCTCCTCTACTAACATTATACTTATCTTGTATACCTGCTTCTATGTTTGTATGTTGTAATAAAGCATCTTGACCACCTGCTATGACTGTGTTGATAGCACCTTCTGTCAATCCACCTTTAACTACAGCTTTACCTAATGCTTGTTTTTGTGCATATTTAGCAGTTTCTTTTAACGCTCTTTCGTTAAGTTCACCTGCCATTTTATCTTTAATAGTAACTCTTAATGCTTGTTTGTATGCTTGTTTAGCCGCTTGACCGCCAACTCCTGCACCTACTACGTTGACAGGGTCTAGTATCATAGCACCACCATTATCTACTAACCAACCTGCAAAACTTCTATTTGGGTCATTCCAAAACGAAGGTAAGTTTTCATAAGTCTGTGATATGTATGCAAATTCTTTTAATCTTTGTTCATCTTCTTCACCCATTACATTAGACAAATCCATACCCATAGACACAGTATTGTTTGTTCTCCAAGACCTGTCCGTATAAAAATAATCTAATAAATCCACATGAGACATTTTATTAAATTTCTTATCGTTTTCTCTATAAGAATAATAACTTTTTAATGTTTTATAAAATTCTTCTGTTTGTATTTGTTCTAAAGCATCTTCTTCTGTAGTAGCTACTTCTGGTACAAAATAAGTTGAAGTATCTGTTGACTTGTTATTTTTTATTTTTTTAAAATCCATTATTTAGCTAATCCTTCTAATGCTTGTATAATTAAATCTTGTTCAATACCTAATTGTTTAGATAAGTCTTTTATAAGTTCTACTCCTCTATCTTGTGGAATTAAATCAAAGAACTCTTTATTTAAAGTTCCATCAGGAAACAATGATGAAACTACTTGTTGAACAAATGGCACAACTTCTTCTTTATTAAAATCTTCTTGTGAAATACTGTTAAATGGGAAGTTATCGTTGTTAGTTCTGTGTTGTTCTATTTGAGGAAAGTTAAGTTTTTCTCCATTTATAGTAATTGACATATCATCAAACTTATCTGTTTGAAGTGTAACATTCGGTATTTGTGAAACGGCTGTATTAAACGTATTGTAGAAACCAGTATCTTGTCTTGTTTCTTCCTTCTTAATTTCTGCCGCTTCTTCTGCTTCTAGTTTCTTTTTCTCTTCTAGTGCTTTCTGGTCTTCTATTTTTTTTTGGTCATCAAAACTTGCTAAAGGTTTAATTGCACTCATTGTGTTTGGAGCAACTGCAAATTGTTTAGAAACATATTTTTCAAGTTTAACCATAAAAGCATCTCTTTCATCATTGGTAGGTTTTCTACCTTCTTGTTTAAAGAAATCACTTTCAAAATCATATATTTCTCTTATTAAATATCTTTGAACATTACTTTCTGCTTGTGCTTGTACTTTTGGATTACCGCCATTTAGAGCTAAGTCAAATGCACCTCCAACAATATTCATAATAGCTGTTGAACCTGAAGAGTATGCTAAATTATTAGTGTGAAGTCTTTTATTGTCATCTTTTTGTGAGTTCTCATAGTGGTCTAACATTGCACCCATTTTTCTAGGGTCTGTGTCTAAATCGTTAAATGCTTCTTTCATTTCTTCTACGTCAGCAAACCCATCAGAATAAATTTTAGTAATAAAATCATCTAAAATTTGCGGGTCATCATTGATATATAAATCTGCTATCATTGATTTATCAAAATTTGCAACTGCTTGAACATCTCCCATAGCTTCTAATCTATCTCTTAAAGCCATCTTTTCAGTGTGTGTTCTAGGTCTTGTTGTTGTATTACCATCTGCATCAGTTTCCGTTACATCTGATAATAATTCTGCGTATATAGTTTTAACTTCTTGTTCTCTTTGATATTCTTTTTCTTCTCTGTCTTGTATTTCTAAAGCTCTTCTTTTTTTAGTTAGCTCATCTTGTATAGCTAAAACTTCTTTAGATTTTCTTGAGGCTAACGTACCAATAGCAGAACCACTTTTAGAATACCCTAAATTAGTATTCATTAATATATCTGCTCTATCTAAATCTGCTTCTGTTTTAGCATTTGCAATAATGTCAACTATACTTCTTCTAACAACTGCTAGTGTTTCTGCATTAGTGTATAATAAAGTTGAACCTGTACCATCTCTCATAGGTACTGGTACTTGCAAACTTTTTAAAAAATTTGGTAAATCTTTTTTTAGAGTATCTAAAGGAATATCAGATAATAACTGTGTACCTTCCATAACTTTCTTTTCAGAATTATAAGTGGCTCTGTTTTCAGCATCATTTAATGCGTCTACAGATTTAAATTTATTAAATTGTGTTGTAAATCCTAACAGTGTAGCACTGTCCATTGAAGCTGTATCAGGCATATACTCTTTATAAAACATATCAAGATTTTTACTTTCATCAGTAATGTCATATTTATCTTTATTAGCTTTTATATTTTCTATTACTTCATGTGCTTTAACTCTACCTGCATGATAATTAGTAGTAGCATCAACGTATTTACCAGTTAACTCTGGGTGTTTACCTGCAATAATTTGCGATTGTATTTGTTCAAATGTATTACCATTTGCATATAACTCATCTATCTTAGCAATAGCCGCATCTTTTTTTCTATCTATTCTTAAATTTTCTGCTTTACCAACTTTATAACCTGCATTTGTTAGTGCTTTTGCTAGACCATCAGTGGCACTGCCTGTTGATACATACCCTGCGTTAGCCGCACCATAGTATTTGTTAGTTGCTTGTCTTTGATATTTTGCCATTACTGTTTAGCCTTTTTGTTGTCTTGATAAGTTTCGTAACCTTCGTATGCTGTACTTGCTACATCAATAATTAATCCAGTTCTTGAAGGTTCTATAGGGGGTTTTAAACTGTTATAAGTTTTAGATAGATTAGCGTATGCTTCTGTTTGTTGGTTTTGAAATATTTGTACATCTTTGACATAACCACTTGTTATTTCGTTCCAATCTTCATCATATAATGCACCAAGACTTTGAACTATTTTTGTATTATTACCAAAACCTAAATTTATTTTTTGTGCAATTTTTCCATCTCTTTCAGCTTTAGTTTTGATTTCAGCTTTTGCTTTTTCCATATCAGCATTGACTTTCTCTTGGTCAATCTTATTCATGTCATGTAAATATCCTCTATCGGCATTTCGTCTTGTTGTCTCTTGGTCTCTTCTGATAGCTTTGTTTTCAGCTTTCTTATTCTGATACTGAATAACTGAACCTGCTATCTGAAGTGCCGCAGGAATACTACACATATTTATTTTACCTCTTTCATCATTAATAAAAATGGCATCTTACCGATACCGAAATCTCCTATTTTTCTTTTTGGTTCAAATCCTAAAAATTGTAACCATTTTAAACTTTTCCAATTTCTTTCATCTACAAAATTATAGACGTACTCATAATCTTCACTCATCTCTGCTACCCATTTAGGACATTCTTGAATAAATTGTTTTGTATGTTTAAATAAATTCTCACTAGACAATAACCACACTACTCCGTAGCCTTTTTCTTTTGATGGGCTAGAACCAAACATACCAATCACACCTTCTGACTTTGTTCCAATAATAGAATAAATCTTACCTTTGTCTGTAAATGGTATTACTAAAGCCTCTAATGGTGATGCACCATCTGAAGCCATAATCTCTTGCCTGTCACCTTTTCTCATCTTTGGTGCTAACTCTAACGCATCTTTTAATTCTGCTTTTCTAACGTAATTTTCTTTCATTAAATCCTTCTTGCTCTATTGTGATAATAACCTTCAACTTCTGCACCTGCGATATACATAGGCAAGTGAGATGACGATTTAATATCTAAAGTAAATTCTGTGTTTTGACATTGTACAGGTACTCTTAAAGTTCCTGTTGCTATAGCAGGTTGTCCTACCACTGACGTGGCTGTACCAATAACATAACCATTCATAATAGCTGTAGACGTATCTCTATTAGCAGGAGTAACTTCTACTTGGAAGAACCCACTGTTTTCAAAGTTAAATGATATGTTTCGT